GACGCTTGGTTAACCATCGGGAAGGGATTAAAAAGGAGCGGCATTCTCGCACGGCTTGCCGGGCCGGCAAAGGCGCCGACGCCGGATGAGCCTGTAACTCCTTTATCTTGCTGAATATTTTTCGCTGGCGCTGTTGACGGGCGTACAGGGGCTCTATAACATGCGCCCCGCTTGTCGAGCACAGCCTGCTGCTGGGTAAGATGGCTCATCGAGGAACTCCTCGGTAGCCGGAGCTTCAAGTCTGCGCTCCGCAAAGATTGCAGATAAAGCGCCCGTAGCTCAGCTGGATAGAGCATCCGCCTTCTAAGCGGATGGTCGCAGGTTCGAGTCCTGCCGGGTGCGCCATTTGGTGTCTGGCACAAGCAATGAAATATGGTGGGCGTAGCTCAGTTGGTAGAGCACAGGATTGTGGCTCCTGGTGTCGTGGGTTCGATTCCCATCGTCCACCCCATATTCCAGAAGCGCCAGGCAATAGCCTGGCGTTTTCGTTTTAGTCCCCGTTTATGCGGACGTGGTGAAATTGGTAGACACACCAGATTTAGGTTCTGGCGCCGCAAGGTGTGAGAGTTCGAGTCTCTCCGTCCGCACCATGTAATCAGCTGAAAGCCCCGGATTCCGGGGCTTTCGCGTATCTGAGGTTGCGCGAATGTGGGTGTGATCGTTCCCAGCGTGTTCCCAAAGAGAACTGGTGTACGCAACGAGAACGCCCCCCAGCCAGCGAACTCCGCGTTTTATCTTGACCCATCGAAAACGGGTAATTTTGGTAATTTCCTTTTGCGGAACGCCTGAAAGCCTTGTCTTTCAGTAGCTTAGGAATGATTCTTAAAGGTAATTTTTTGGTAATTCAGAGGTAATCAACTTACCTAATCAGATGGTCATGTTCCAAAAAACTCCAGCCATTTAAAATCAAGCACTTACAGAAAAATTACCTTTTGCCTTACCCGAAATTACCTTTGAAGGTAAGCGGGCGAGCCCAGCAAATACGGGGCCTCTAGCCGCATTTCGGAAGGGCCTGACCAAAATTACCCATTTCCGAATTCGCCTCTGAAATCGGTTGGCTCGGGTAGCTCCGCAGGCGCTCCAGAAAGAGGCCTCCTGTGCAGGGTTTCGCAGGGGTGCCGGTCACCGAAAACGCCTCTCCAGCGCGCAGCCTGGGCCGCTCTCGGCCATCCCGCAGGGGTGCGGAAAATGCCATAGGTTTAGCCCGCAGGCGTGGTGGGGGGACGACGGCGCGCGCCGGGTGCTGATGGGGCGGCATCCTGCTGGGCGCCGATCGGCAGGCACAAAAAAGCCGCCTCGAGGGCGGCTTCTGGTGGCGCGGGGCGGCGATCAGTTCTTCGCCGGCAACTCAAACGGCTTGAACCGGATCACCTCTTCGCCCAGCCACTCGTTCACATGAGCCAGCCGCGCCTGGATCGGCTCCAGCTCGTTGCCGGCCCACACCTCCGCCGCCTCACGCAGGGAGCCGAACCCGCCTGCGTTGGTTGGCACGATGCCCATCAGCTGCGGCGGAATTCGCAGCGCGGCGAGCAGATCGTCGCGGCTGATGTTCTTGATCGACCCGAACTCATCCTTCGCGGCCACCTCGCTCACCGGGATCAGCTGCAGCCCGTCCTTCTTGCCGTTCGGCGCGTAGACGAACAGGTTGCGGAAGTTGCCCGGCCCCTTGGCCGACTTCAGCGCCTGGCGCAGCGCGTCGACGTCCGCCTCATTCTGGCTCGCGTCGGTCATGTACATGATGAACCCGGCGTGGCTGCCGTTCTGGTAGTACTTCCGCCGGAACAGCGTAGCCGACTCGTTCAGCAGCGCCGATTGCAGCGCCGACAGCCACTCCGGCAGCCCGTACACCTCCTGATTGATATCCGCCTCGCGCAAGTGGCAGATGCTGCCGCGCTCGAACTCGTGTTCGTCCTTCCATCCGCGCACCTGGAAGTAGGTCTCCAGATCCGCACCGCGGCGCATGTACTTCGCCAGCGTCGGCTCCAGGGCCAGCGCCTGGCCGAGCCGATTGCGCCGCCGTTCCAGGTAGGCATTGCCGCACCAGAGCCAGTCCAGCGCGAACTGGCCGAACGCCTGCCGGCTCAGCAGGCGATGCGGAATGAAGGTGCGCTCGAGCATGTTGCGCTTGAAGTTGAGCCCGCTCTGCAGGAACACACTCGCCCGGGTCGACTTCGCCAGCCCATCGAGCGACAGCGGCGGTTCATACCACTTTCCGTTGAGCCAGCATTCCAGGTAGTCGAGCAGCTCACGTCCATCGAGCACCGGCAGAGGATCGCCGAAGGTGAAAGCCTCCACGCCAGCGGCGGGGGCGGTGGTCAGTTCGCTCATCAGCAGATCTCCATGAATCCAGTGTTCGCCGAGGTCTGCCCCTCGAGCGGTTCGTTGTGCAAGGCGTGGAACAGCGCCCACGCGAGGTCGGCGTGGCCGGTCTCGTCGTTGCGCCCGGCGGTGTAGGTCATCTGGCGGCCCGAGGCCGTGATCGTCTTGCGAATCGCCATCAGCGAGCTGGCCACGTCCGTCCAGCCGGCATCGAATTCCAGCCGGCCATTGCGGATCACGTCGTAGGCCTTGAGCACCAGGCGCGTCTTCACCTCCGGCGAGTAGCTGAAGGTGGTCACGTTGGGGAAGAACTGGCGGACCAGCTGCGCCACGCCCGAGCCAAGCCCGGTCACGTCCACGCCGATATAGGTCACCCAGTAGCGGTTGCAGGCCTGGCGGATCGCCTCGGCCTGGGCGGCGAAGTCCATTCCGCGGAACTGGTGGCGCTCCAGGATGCGGAACTTGCCGCCCGGCACCGCCGGCGGGGCGACCACCACCATGCCGGCGCTGTCGCCGGTCTCGGCCGGGTCGTAGCCGATCCACACCGGCCGGTCGCCCAGCGGGCGTGCCGCGCCCGGCTTGTAGTCCTCGCCCCATTCCACCCAGCTGTCCACCATGCACGGCTGCAGCATCGTCAGCGGGAAAATGCTCGCCCCGTCGTCGACGAACTCGCACATCAGCAGGTTGGCGAACTGCTCCGCGTTGTACTCGAAGCGCAACTCGTCCAGGTCGAACAGATCGCAGCCGCGGCGCTCGGCATCGAGGATGGTCACGATCTGCCGCCAGATCTTGTCCTCCCGGCACAGCTTGCCCGGGGCCAGCGTGTCGTGGCGCAGGTCGATCTTCACGTGCTGCGCCGCCGGCTTGCCCTTGTTCAGCCGCTCGCCCGTCCACCACTTGTACGCCGGGTGCCCCATGCTCGACGGCGTCGAGAAGTAGGTCTTGCGCCACTTCTTGTGCAGCGCCATGCCCGACGCCACCTTGTTCAGCTCGTCGAAGCCGTGCACCCAGAAGAATTCGTCGAAGTAGAAGTTGCCGCTGCGCCCCTGGGCGGTGCGGTAGTTGGTACCGAGAAAATGCAGCTCGGCGCCGTTGGCCAGCACGATCGGGTCGCCCGTCAGCTGCCGGCCCAACGCCTCCTGGACGAACGCCTGCATGTAGTTCTTGAACTGGTGCGCCTGGGCCTTGCTCGCCGAAAGGAAGATCTGATTGCGCCCCGTCAGCAGCGCGTCGATCAGCGCCTCGCGGGCGAAGTAGAAGGTCGCGCCGATCTGGCGTGACTTCAGGATCATCCGCGTGCGCATGTTGATCGCCCGGTACCAGTCCAGCTGGTACTCGAAGCAACTGTCCCGGAAGGCCTCCTCGAGCAGCTCGATCTCGCCCTCGTCGAACTCGTTGCGCTTGGGCGGCTTCTTCGGCCCGGCGTTGCGCGCCTCCAGGTTCGGGTTCAGCTCCGCCTGGGTACCACCGGCCTGGAAGCGCTGGATACGCGCCTGCCGCTCCAGCTGGCGGTGCAGCAGGTCGATTTCCTTGAAGTCGCCGCCGGTCTTCTGGTCCTTGAGGATCAGCTGCACGAGCCGCGCCTCCAGCGCGCCGCCGATGCGCTCGACATTGTCAGCGCGGTCCCACTCATCTCGGGTTTTCCAGCTGTGGACGGTCTTTTCTTTCTCCTCCAGGTGATCGGCGATATCAGTCACCCGCCAGCCCATCCAGTACAGATGGCGAGCGGTGCGGCGTGGATCCTGGACGGGAATTTCAACGGTCGGTGCATTCATGGCGCCGATGCTGCCGCTCGCGCGCGCGAGTCGTTACTCCGGCGCCCTGTACGTCCGGCCAGTACAGGGCGCGCGAATTGCCCGCGCCGCGCGGGCTGCCGACCATGCCATCACTACCTGCCCAGCAGCCACCAGTTGAGGACAGCCCGCATGGCCGGCAACAGCAAAAAGTACCGCTCCAAGATGTTCCGCATCGGCGTCGAAGGCGCGACCACTGACGGTCGTACCATCGAACGCAGCTGGCTTGAGGAAATGGCCGCCAGCTACAACCGCGACACCTACGGCGCGCGCATCAACGTCGAGCACATCAAGGGCCTGTCCCCCGACTCGCAGTTCGGCGCCTATGGCGACGTGCTCGCCCTGAAAACCGAAGAGGTCGAGATCAACGGCGAGAAGAAGCTCGCCCTGTTCGCGCAGATCCAGCCCAACGACGCGCTGCTGGCCCTGAACAAGAAGGGCCAGAAGATCTACACCTCCATGGAAATCCAGCCCAAGTTCGCCAACACCGGCAAGGCCTACCTGGTCGGCCTGGCGGTCACCGACAGCCCGGCGAGCCTGGGCACCGAGGCGCTGGAATTCAGCGCCAAGCACGGCACCCTGACCAGCCGCAAGCAGGACAAGGACAACCTCTTCACCGCCGCCGAGCCGGCCGAGCTCGACTTCGAAGAGATCGACGACACCCCGTCGAAGGTCGCGGGCCTGTTCAAGAAGGTCAGCGAGCTGCTCGGCAAGGGCAAACAGACCGAGGAGCAGTTCGGCGAGCTGGCCGAAACCCTCGAAGCCATCGCCAAGCACTCCGCCGATCAGGCCGAGGCGCTGACTGCCGAGCAGACCGCCCGCAAGAGCCTGGAGACCAGCTTCGCCAAGCTGGAAAGTGACCTGCAGGCGCTGACCAAGCAACTCGGCAACACCCCCGATCCCGAACAGTTCAAGCGTCCGCCGGCCACGGGCGGCGACGGCCAGCAACTGGCCAAGTTCTGACCCCGACCCGCCCACTGGAGCACACCATGCGCAACGAAACCCGAATCAAGTTCAACGGCTACCTGGAGCAGGTCGCCAAGCTCAACGGCATCACCTCGGCCATCGTCAAGTTCAACGTGCTGCCGTCCGTGCAGCAGAGCCTTGAAACGGCCATCCAGGAGTCGAGTGACTTCCTCGGCCGGATCAACATCATCGGCGTCAGCGAGCAGGAAGGTGAGGCCATCCTGCTGGGCGTCAACGGCCCGATCGCCGGCCGCACCAACACCGCCGGCGGCAACCGCCGCAACCCGGCCGACCGCAGCGCCCTGGCCAAGGATGCCTACAGCTGCAAGCAGACCAACTTCGACAGCGCCTTCCCCTATGCGCTGATCGACGCCTGGGCAAAGTTCCCCGACTTCCAGCCGCGCCTCACCGCCGCCATTGCCCAGCGCCAGGCGCTGGACCGCATCATGATCGGCTTCAACGGCACCTCCGCCGCCGCGGCTACCGACATCGGAGCCAACCCGCTGCTGCAGGACGTCAACATCGGCTGGCTGCAGAAGATCCGCACCGGCGCCCCGGACCGCGTCCTCGACGAAGTGGTGGCCGCCTCCGGCAAGGTCACCGTGGGCGCCACCGGCGACTACAAGACCCTGCACGGGGTCGTCTTCGATGCGGTGCAGATGCTCGAGCCCTGGCACCGGTCCCGTCCGGACCTGGTCGTCATGGTTTCCCGCGATCTGCTGCACAACAAGCTGCTCGCCGCGGTCGAGAAGGGCGCCGCATCCAACCAGGAGGAGAACGCCTCCGACGAGATCGTCACCAAGGCCCGCCTGGGCGGCCTGCCAATCGTCGACGCGCCGTTCTTCCCGGCCGGCACCGTGCTGGTCACCACGCTCAGCAACCTGTCGATCTACTTCCAGGAGGGTGCGCGCCGCCGGCACGTGAAGGACGAGCCCGAATACGACCGCATCGCCGACTATCAGTCGAGCAATGACGCCTACGTCATCGAGGACTTCGGCCTGGTGGCCCTGGTCGAGAACATCGAGGCCGTCTGACCATGAGCCTGAGCCCAGCCCAGATCAACCAGCTGCGTAAGCGTGCCGCCCTGGAGGCGGCCGCCACCGCGCCGGCGCAAACCATGGCCGGCGCGACCACCTACGAACTGCAACTCGCCCAGTTGCACCAGGACCGCCTGCGCCTGAGCCAGATCCAGTCCACCGAGGGTAAGGTTGCGCTCAAGGCGCAGCTGCTGCCGGCCTATGCCCCCTACGTGGACGGCGTGCTGGCCGCCGGGCGCGGTGCCCAGGACGAGGTACTGACCACCCTGATGGTCTGGCGCCTGGACGCCGGAGATTACCTCGGCGCCCTCGCCATCGGCCGCTACGTGCTCGAGCACAACATGACCATGCCGGACCGCTTCGCACGGACTACCGGCTGCCTGTTCGCCGAAGAGATCGCCATCGCCGCACTCAAGGCCCTCAAGGCCGGCGGAGAGTTCGACATCGGTGTGCTCGAGCAGACCGAGCAGCTCACCCGCGACCAGGACATGCCCGACGAAGCCCGCGCCAAGCTGCACCTGGCGATGGGCCGCGTATTGGCCAAGGTGCCGGACGAAGCGCTGACCGCCGAACAGGCGGCCCAGCTGGGCGAGGCCCGCACGCACCTGGCCCGCGCCATCGAGCTGCACAGCTCCAGCGGTGGCAAGAAGGATCTGGAGCGCGTCGAGCGCCTCCTCAAGAAACACGCTGCCACCGGCAGCTAACCGAGCGTCCCCACGCACCCCGGCGGCTCGGGGTCGATCAGCAGGTTTACTCCTTGGCCAGCTGTGAAGCCCCGACCACCGCCGACCTATTCGAGCCGCGACCATGAGCGCCTTCATCGCCACCAACGCCACCGCAACAGCCGACCCGTTCCCCATCATCAACGACGGCTGGTTCCCCGACCTGGACGGCGCCCACCTGCGCGCCGCCCTGCGCCTGGACGGCAGCGTCACCGATGCCCGCCTCGAGGTCGCCACCGTCAACGCCCTGATCGAAGTCAACCGCGAGCTGAGCCTCTACCGCCGCGCCCGCGAGGAAGAGGGCCACGCCAGCCTCGCCGCCGTGCCCGCTTCGCAGCTCCAGGGCGAGAGCTACCTCGTGCACCTCTACCGCCGCGCCATCGCCTGCAGCGCCGGCGCCGAGCTGGCCGAGCGCATGCGCGACTACAGCGCCACCGGCGACGGTGCCGAGGGCGCCGAAGCGCTGACCCCGACCGCCGACGAATACCGCCGCGATGCTCGCTGGGCCATCCGCAACATCCTCGGCATCGCCCACACCACCGTGGAACTCATCTGATGGCCAGCCTGCGCGCCCAGCAGGGCGACACCGTCGACGCCATCTGCTGGCGTCACTACGGGCGCACCGCCGGCGTGGTCGAGCAGATCCTCGAAGCAAACCCCGGCCTCGCCGACCTCGGCCCGGTCATCCCCCACGGCACGCAGGTTTTGCTGCCCGAACAGGCCGTGCGCGCCGAACAACGCCGAATGGTGAACCTATGGGACTGATCTACCTCGCCCTCTACAAAGGCCGCGGCACGCTGTTCAACCGCCTGGTCCGTCTCTGGACGCGCTCCAAATACAGCCACTGCGAGCTGGTCCTGCCCGATGGCCGCTGGCTGTCAGCCTCGGCCATGGACGGCGGCGTGCGCGCCAAGCGCATCGAGCTGAACCCCGAGCACTGGGACCTCATCCCGGTGCCCTGGGCTGACTACCGCCAGATCGCACGTGTGTTCCGCGCCAACACCGGGCAGGGCTACGACTTCTTCGGCCTGTTCGGCAGCCAGCTGCTACCGGTCGGCCTGCATAGCCGGCGTCGCTGGTTCTGCAGCGAATTCTGCGCCGCCGCGCTCGGCTTCCCCATGCCGCAACGCTACAGCCCGGCTCAGCTGGGCGAAGTGGTCCAGCACATCAACACCCTCACGCCCAGCGGACAGTGGAATGAAACGCATGCATGACCGTCCCGAAATGGCCTGGCTCGCCACGTGGCTCCAGGAGAATTACCCGATCCTGTATGCAGCAGGCCTGTCGGCTGCCATCGCCGGCTCACGGTTGATGCTGGGCGGCGGCTCGCTGCGCCGGATTGCCATCGAGTCCGTCGTCTGCGGCCTGATCACCCTGGCCGCCAGCAACGGCCTGGCACTGTTCGGCATCCCGCTGGATGCGGCCCCGTTCTTCGGCGGCATCATCGGCCTGGTCGGCGCCGAAGGCGTCCGGGCCGGCGCCAAGCGCCTGTTCGAGCGCAAGGTGGAAAGCGTATGAGCGAACTCCTGATCATCGGCTCGCGCGGCCTCGCCGTGCGCAACCTGCAGGCCTCACTCACGCTGGCCGGCTTTGCTGTAGCGGTCGACGGCGACTTCGGCGAGCAGACCGAGCGCGCCGTGGCCGCCTACCAGCGCAAGGTCGGCCTGGTGGACGATGGCGTCGCGGGCCCGAAGACCCTGGCGGCGCTCCACGGCTACGACACCTCGCGCTACCTCAAGCGGCAGGACCTCCAGCAGGCCGCCGACCGCCTCGGCGTGCCGCTGGCCAGCGTCATGGCCGTCAACCAGGTGGAAAGCAGGGGAGAGGGCTTTGCCAGCAACGGCCGCCCGGTGATCCTGTTCGAACGGCACGTGATGTTCGAGCGGCTGCAGGCCAACGGCCTGAGCGAGGCCGAGGCCGATGCACTCGCCGCCAAGCATCCCGCCCTGGTCAACCGCCAGCCCGGCGGCTACATCGGGGGCACCGCCGAGCATCAACGCCTCGCCCAGGCGCAGCAGATCCACGCGGCCGCCGCGCTCGAGTCCGCCAGCTGGGGTCTGTTCCAGATAATGGGCTACCACTGGCAGCGCCTCGGCTACCACGACGCCCAGCACTTCGCCGACACCATGGCGCTCAGTGAAGCCGCCCAGCTCGACGCGTTCGTGTCGTTCATCGAAACCGACCCCGCGCTGCACAAGGCGCTCAAGGGCAGGAAGTGGGCCGAGTTCGCGCGCCGCTACAACGGCCCGAACTACGCCCGCAACCTCTACGACGTGAAGCTCGCCCGGGCCTATGCGCAGTTCGCCGGCGAACAGGAGCAAGCCGCATGACCCTATATCTGATCCTGCAATTGGTGCTCGTGGTGCTCAATCTCTGGAATGTCATCCGGGGCCTTTCCGTGGGCAGCTACCCAAGGGTGGTCACCTATAGCCGGAACGACGATTCGCTCGCTCTGCTGCTGGTTCTGGCCGTACTGACCTGGACCATTGCTCTGCTGGCGGGCGCATGACCACCGCCCGCCAGCTCCTCTACGGCCTCGCCCTGGTCGCCGCGCTCTGCCTGCTGATCTGGATCCAGCAGCAGCGCATCGACACCGCCCAGGCGCAGGCCGATCTCGCCACCGAGCGCCTGCAAGCCGCCCAGCAGCGCAACGCCCGCCAGGCCGCCACCATCACCCGCCTCACCGGCGAGCTCGCCACCCAGCGTCTGGACCAGCTCGCCCTGCAGCAAACGCTCAGCGACCTGCGCCAGGCCCACGCCACCGACCAGCTCAAGAAGAAGGAACGCCGCCGTGAAGACCCAACCCATGCGACTTGGGCTGCTCAGCCTCTGCCTGATGCTGCTCGCCGCCTGCACCAACGTCCCGCCATCACCGGAGCCGCAGGTTACCGTCAGTGGCTGTCCGGTCGTGACGCGCTGCACGCTGAACCCGGCGGCGCCGAGCAATAACGGCGAGCTGAGCGACGACAGCGACTACCTCATGGCCGCCTGGGGCGAATGTGCCGCCAAGGTGGACATCATCGTCGACCACAACCAGCGCAGCCCCCAGCCATGAACAAGCCCGAATCCCTGCGCGCCCACCTGCTGGCCGCCATCCCTGAGCTGAAACGCAACCCCGACCGTCTGCTGGTGTTCATCGACGACGGCAGCCTGCGCAGCACCGCCGCGCCCGGCCTGTCGTTCGAATACAGCTACACGCTCAACCTGATCCTCACGGATTTCGCCGGCCATCCGGATGCCGTCGCCATCCCGCTGTTCGCCTGGGTGCTGGTCAACCAGCGTGAGCTGATGGAGAACCAGGAGCGGGGCAGGGACGCCATCAAGTTCGAGGCCGATATCCTCGACAACAGCAAGGTGGACCTGTCCATCACCCTGCCGCTCACCGAGCGCGTGATCGTCAAGCGCCAGGCCGATGGCACCCTGCAGGTCACCCACCCGGCCGAGCCGGTGGTCGATGACGAACTGTTCCTGGTACCGGCCATGCGCGTGGAAACACCAGATGGCGAGCTGCTCGCCGAGTGGGGCGGCAATGGCTGACGACCTGCGCGCCCTCGAGGACTGGGCCGGCGCGTTGCTCGCCCAACTGCAGCCGGCCGAGCGCCGCAAGGTCACCAGCACCATCGCCCGCGACCTGCGCCGCAGCCAGCAGCAGCGCATCGCTGCCCAGCGCAACGCCGACGGCACCCCATTCGCCCCGCGCAAGCCCCGGCAGGAGCTACGCGCCAAGGCCGGGCGCATCAAGCGCAAACGGCAGATGTTCACCAAGCTGCGCACCGCCCGTTACCTGCGCCTGCAGAGCGATGCCAGCACCATCGCCATCGGCTTTGCCGGCCGGCTCTCGCGCATTGCCCGCATCCACCAGTACGGCCTGCGCGATCGCCCTGCGCCCGGCGCGCCGGATGTGCAGTACGCCCGCCGCGAGCTGCTGGGCTTCACCGACGCGGACCTCGAGCTGATCCGCGAGCGCCTGCTCGAGCACCTGGTGCGCTAACCCTGTAACGCCAGCCGCTTCACAGCCCCGCGAATGCGCCCCGCGCGCGCGAACGCCAGCATGGGGCCATGAATATCACCGACCTCCTGCGCCGCCTCGAAAACCTGATCCGCCTCGGCACCATCGCCGCGGTGGACCATCAGGCTGCGCGCTGCACCGTCAGCACCGGAGGGCTCAGCGTGCCGAACCTGCCGTGGCTCGCCCTGCGCGCGGGTGACAGCAGCGACTGGGACCCGCCCACGGTCGGCGAGCAGTGCATCCTCGTCGCGCCAAGCGGCGAACCGGCCCTGGGCGTCGCCCTGGTCGGGCTTTACTCACAGCAACGTCCGGCGCCGTCGAACAGCGCCACCGTGCGCCGCCGGAAATACCCGGACGGGGCTGTGATCGATTACGACCACGCCACCCACACCCTGAGCGCCACGCTGCCAGCCGGCGGTAAGGCCAAGCTCATCGCAGCCGGCGGCGTGATCATCCTCGGCGATGTGGAAATCACCGGCACCGTGACCGTCAGCGAAGACGTGCTTGCGGCAGGCATCAGCCTGGTCAACCACGTACACGGCGGCGTGCAGAGCGGTCCGGCCAAAACGGGGGCCCCGCAATGATCGGCCTCGCCGCTACCACAGGCCGCACCATCGCCGGCGCCGCACACCTCGCGCAATCCATTGCCGACGTGCTCACCACGCCCATCGGCAGCCGCGTCATGCGCCGCGAATACGGCAGCCTGCTGCCGGACCTGATCGACGCCCCCTTCAATGACGCCACCCGCCTGCAGGCCTACGCCGCCGTGGCCATGGCCCTGATGCGCTGGGAGCCGCGTATCCGCCTGAGCCGCGTGCAGCTCAGCCTCGGCGAGCAGCCCGGCCAGGCCTACCTGGACGTTGAAGGCAGCCGCACCGACAGCAACGAGCCGCTCAGCCTGCGCGTGCCGCTCACCCTGGGAGCCGCCGCATGAGCACCTTTACCCCGATCGATCTCGCCCAGCTGCCGACCCCCGACGTGGTCGAGCCGATCGACTACGAAACCATCCTCGCCGAGCGGAAAGCCTTCGCCATCAGCCTCTGGCCCGCCGACAAGCAGGCCGAGGTCGCCGCCACCCTGGCGCTGGAATCCGAGCCGCTCACAAAGCTGCTGCAGGAGAACGCCTACCGCGAGACCCTCTGGCGGCAGCGCGTCAACGAAGCCGCACTCGCCGTCATGTTGCCGTTCGCCAAGGGCGCGGACCTGGAGCAGATCGGCGCTCGCTTCAATGTTGAGCGTTTGACCATCACCCCGGCCAACCCCAACGCCGTGCCGCCGGTGCCAGCGGTGATGGAAGATTACGAGGCCATGCGCGAGCGCATCCAGATGGCCATGGAGGGGCTGAGCACCGCCGGCCCGCGCAACGCCTACATCTTCCATGCGCGCAGCGCCGATGGCCGTGTTGCCGACGCCTCCTGCATCAGCCCCAGCCCGGCCGAGGTCATCGTCACCGTGCAGAGCGCCCTGGGCGACGGCAGCGCCGATGCCGAGCTGCTCGCCACGGTGGATGCCTACCTCAGCGACGAAGACCGCCGTCCGGTTGCCGACCGCCTCACCATTCAGGGCGCGGAGGTGCTGGCCTACAGCGTCAACGCCGTGCTCTACCTCAACACCGTCGGCCCCGAGGCTGAGCCGATCCGCGCCGCCGCCGAGGCCCGCGGCCTCGCCCTGGTCAGCCAGCGCCGCCGCCTTGGGCAAGAGGTCAACCGTTCCGCCCTGGACGCCGCCCTGCACATCGAGGGCGTCAAGCGCGTCGAGCTGCCCGGCTGGGTCGACGTGGTCGCCACTGAAACCCAGGCGCCGTACTGCACCGGCTTCACCGTCACGGTGGCGGAGGCCTGATGGCGAGCCTGAGCCTGCTGCCACCCAACGCCAGCCAGCTGGAGCGGCAATCCGCCGAGGCCCTCGCTCAGATCGAGCGCGTGCCGGTACCGCTGCGCCAGCTCTGGAACCCGGACACCTGCCCGGTGGACCTGCTGCCGTACCTCGCCTGGGCCTTTTCCGTCGATCGCTGGTCCAGCGCCTGGCCCGAGCGCGCCAAGCGCGACGCCATCAAGGCCGCGTATTTCATCCACGCCCACAAGGGCACCATCGGCGCGCTGCGCCGGGTGGTCGAGCCGCTGGGCTACCTGATCGAAGTGCGCGAGTGGTGGGAGGAGCAGCCGCTCGGCACACCCGGCACCTTCCGGCTACTGGTCGGCGTGCTGGATACCGGCATCACCGAAGAGATGTACCAGGAACTCACCTGGCTGATCGACGACGCCAAGCCCGTCAGCCGCCACCTGGTGGGCCTGGCCATCGGCCTGGAGGTTCGCGGCGGCACCTATTTCGGCGCCGCTGCCGTCGATGGCGAAACCCTCACCGTTTACCCCTACGCCCCCGGCCCCATCGAAGTCAGCGGCTCCGCCGTGCTGCTCGGCGGCGCAGTCCACACAATCGACACCATGAGCATCTACCCATGAGCCAGACCTATTTCGCACTGCTCACGGCCGTAGGCGAGGCCAAGCTCGCCAACGCCACCGCCCTGGGCACTAAAGTGCAGATCAACCGCATGGCCGTAGGCGACGGCAACGGCAACCTGCCCGTTCCCAACCGTCTGCAGACGGCCCTGGTGCGCGAGACCTACCGGGCCGACCTCAACGAACTCAAGCCAGACCCCGCCAACGCCAGCCAGATCATTGCCGAGCTGGTAATCCCCGAAACCGAAGGCGGCTACTGGCTGCGCGAAATGGGCCTCTATGACGTGGACGGCGACCTGATCGCCGTGGCCAACTGCCCTCCCAGCTACAAGCCGCAAATGTCGGAAGGCTCTGGCCGCACTCAGATCCTGCGCATGGTCCTGGTCGTTAGCAGCACCGCCGCCGTGCAACTCAAGATCGACCCGAGCGTGGTGTTGGCGACGCGCAAATACGTGGACGATCTGACCGTCCGGGCCACGCAGGTGGACGCCGAGACCGGAACGGACAACAGCAAGATCATGACGGCGCTGCGCGTCTGGCAGGCCATCACCAAGCGCTTCTCCAGCCAAGCGCAGGCCGAGACAGGGGAGGACAACAGCACGGCCATGACGCCGCTTCGGGTGCTGCAGGCGCTTCGCTCTGCGGCTGTCAACGCAACCGAGTCGTTACGCGGCGTGCTGCGTATTGGCACGCAAGTCGAAGTGGATGCAGGTGTGCTCGATGATGTCGCGGTGACACCGAAGAAATTGCGCATGGGTTTCGCGGGCAACATTGGCGTTAACGGCTACATCGCGTTTCCGTCGTGGCTCCTCGGCTTCATCATCCAGTGGGGACTGCAGACGACTCCGTCGCTAGCAACCGGCGCAGCGACGTCTGGCGCGGTAACGTTTCCGGTGGCATTTCCCAATGCAATGCGTGGCGTTTTCATGACGTATCGGTCGATCGGGGCGAACGGGACGATGGGGTACAACGACCCGGCGCTCGGAGGGTTCACCTATACGTTACGCGCTCTGACGACGCTTTCGGCGTCCGAGTTTTTCTTCATCGCGGTCGGTCGATAAGGGGTTCACATGTTCTATTCAGAGAAGACCGGCGCGTTCTACGACCCAGCAATTCATGGTGAAGCGCTACCCGCTGACGCGATCGAGATAACCCGTCAACGGCATGGTGAGCTATTGGGTGGGCTGGCCAGAGGGCAGCGTGTTGTCGTCCAGGCCGGGCTGCCCATCCTGATCGACCCACCGGCTCACGTGCCGACTGTGGAGGAACTCTGCGCCAGCATCGATGACGCCGCCGATGCTGCTCGCTCGCGCGTCGCAGGCGACCCGCTGCGTGCAGTCGAATACGACCGCGCCCGCGTCGAGGCGCAGGCCTTCGCGGACGCCGGCTACCCAGCCGACGCGGTGCCCCGCACCGTCGCCGCCTGGGCCATCAACGGCCGAACCGCGCAGCAGGCCGCCGACAGCATCCTGGCAGAGGCTGCGGCGTACACCGAGGCGCTGTACGTCATCCGCGAAACGCGCCTCGCTGCCAAGGAGCAGATCCGCGCGCTGATGGATGCCGGCGAGGTCGAGCAGGCGCAGCAGCTGGCCGAGCAGACCATCGCCGTGATCGAGGCGGCAGTGGCAGGCGTCGGCAACGCCGCGGCGTGATTCATTCCTGGAAGAACAGCCCCGCAAGTCGGGGCTTTTTCTCGTCCGTGCTGTAACCCCCACCGCTACACAGCCCGACGCGTGCGCCCCTTGCGCGCGCGCGTCACCCTCAAGGCTCACTGATCCGGCACTCGCCCAGGAGCCTCAACCCCATGGCCACCGACTACCATCACGGCGTCCGCGTCCTCGAAATCAACGAGGGCACGCGCCCCATTCGCACCGTTTCCACCGCCGTGGTGGGCATGGTCTGCACCGCGTCGGATGCCGATGCGGTCAAGTTCCCGCTCAACAAGCCGGTGCTGCTCACCGACGTGCTCACCGCCTCCGGCTCCGCCGGCGAGCTGGGCACCCTGGCGCGCAGCCTGGACGCCATCGCCGACCAAGCCTCGCCGGTCACCGTTGTGGTGCGAGTCGCTGATGGCGAAGGCATTGACGATGCCGCGAAGGAAGCTGACCAGGTCAGCAAGATCATCGGCGGCGTGAGCGCCACCGGCGAGTACCAGGGCATGAAGGCGCTGCTGGCTGCTGAGGCCCAGCTCGGCGTCAAGCCGCGCATCCTCGGCGTGCCTGGGCTCGATTCGCTGCCGGTCGCCACCGAGCTGGTATCGATCGCCGAGAAGCTGCGCGGCTTCGCCTACGCCAACGCTTACGGCTGCGAGACCGTCAGCGATGCCATTGCCTACCGCGCCGGCTTCGGTGCGCGTGAGCTGATGCTCATCTGGCCGGACTTCGTTTCCTGGGACACCGTGGCGAACGCCAACGCACCGGCCAGCGCCATCGCCCGCGCCCTGGGCCTGCGCGCCAAGCTCGACGAGCAGGTCGGCTGGCACAAGACCCTGTCCAACGTGCCGGTCAACGGCGTGTCGGGCCTCTCCAAGGACATCTACTTCGACCTGCAGAACCCCGCCACCGACGCCGGCCTGCTCAACGCCGACGAGGTCACCACGCTGATCCGCCGCGACGGTTTCCGCTTCTGGGGCTCGCGCACCTGCAGCGCCGACCCGCTGTTCGCCTTCGAGAACTACACCCGCACCGCCCAGGTGCTGGCAGACACCATGGCAGAGGGGCATTTCTGGGCTGTGGACAAGCCCATGCACGCCTCCCTGGTGCGCGACATCGTCGAGGGCATCAACGCCAAGTTCCGCGAGCTCAAGCGCGGTGGCTACATCATCGACGGCCAGTGCTGGTTCGATGAGGCGGCCAACGACAAGGACACCCTCAAGGCCGGCAAGCTGTTCCTGGACTACGACTACACCCCCGTACCGCCGCTGGAAAACCTGCTGCTGCGCCAGCGCATCACCGACCGCTACCTGGTCGACTTCGCCGCCGGCATCACCGCCTGACCCCATTGACCCGCGCGGCCCCGGCCGCGCCGTAGGAGAGCCCAGCCATGGCCCTGCCCAAGAAACTCAAGCACATGAACCTGTTCAACGATGGCAACAGCTACGTTGGCCAGTGCAAATCCGTCACGCTGCCAACCCTCACCCGCAAGCTGGAAAGCTTCCGCGGCGCCGGCATGGACGGCTCGGTGAAGGTCGACCTCGGCCACGGCGACGACGGCATCCAGATCGAATGGACCCTCGGCGGCTGGGACCTGACCGTGCTGCGCCAGTTCGGCGCCGTGAAGGCGGACGGCGTGATGCTGCGCTGGGCCGGTTCCGTACAGCAGGACGACACCGGCGCCGTGACCGCCGTCGAGGTGGTCGCCCGCGGCCGGCACGAGGAGATCGACTTCGGCGATGCCGAATCCGGCGAAGACACCGAGCACTCCATCACCACCACCTGCACCTATTACAAGCTCAGCGTGGACGGCAACGTCGAAATCGAGATCGACCTGCTCAACTTCGTTTTCATGGTCAACGGCGAAGACCGCCTCGCCGAGCACCGCAAGGCCATCGGCCTGTAAGCCATGCGCGGCCAACGCCCACCGTTTCGCAACCCGTCGCAGCCACCAGGCGCTGCGGCAACCCCAACCCCAAGGAGCACACCCATGAGCAAGACCAGCGAACCCATTGAGCTCAGCACGCCAATCAAGCGTGGTGATACTGAAATCGCCGAGATCGTCCTGCGCAAGCCAATGTCTGGCGAGCTGCGCGGCCTCAAGCTGACCGATCTGCTCAACGGCGACGTCAGCGCCACTATCCGCCTGGTGCCGCGCATCAGTCAGCCCAGCCTGACCGAGCAGGAAGTCGCCGCGATGGACCCCGCCGACCTGTACGACTGCGCGGATGAAATCGCCGGTTTTTTGAACTGGAAGCGCGTGAAGGCGCTGGAATCCCAAGAAGCGTAGATGCCGTGATGGCGGACATCGCCCTGGTGTTCCACTGGGGGCCGGAGCAGATGAACGCCATGCCCCTGCATGAACTGATGGACTGGCGCGAGCGCGCCATCGAACGATGGGAGCGCACGCATGGCGCGTGATCTGAACCTCAAGGTCAACCTCCAGGCGCTGGACAACGCCACCCGCCCGCTGCGCACCATTGCCAGCGGCGCGACCAGCCTGGGTCGTGCGCTCAAGGACACCCGCGGCGAACTCAAGGGCCTGCAGGCCCTGCAGAAGGACGTCAGTTCATTCCGTAACCTCAAGGGCGCTGCCGACCAAACCGGCGGCGCCCTGCAAGCCAACCGCGAGCGCATCAAGGCGCTATCCCGCGAAATGGCTGCAGCCGAAACGCCTACCAAGGCGCTGACGCGTGAATTCCAGAGCGCGGTCCGCCAGGGCCACGCCCTCAAGCAGAAACACAACGAGCAACAGCGCGAGCTGCAGGGCCTGCGCGGCAAGCTCGGTGAGGCGGGCATCAGCACCCGCAACCTCTCCGACCATGAGCGCGAGCTGCGCCAGCGTGTCGAGCGCACCAACCAGACGCTAGGCCAGCAGGAGCAGCGCCTCAAGCAGCTCACCGCCCAGCAGAAGCGCCTCGGCCAGGCCAAGGCCGACTATGACCGCACCCAGCAGCTGGCCGGCAGCATGGCCGCCAGCGGTGCCGGCGGGCTGGCCACCGGCAGCGGCATGCTCTACGCCGGCGCGCAGCTGATGGCGCCCGGGCTGGAGTTCGACGCGGCCATGAGCAAGGTGCAGGCGCTGACCCGCCTCGATGGAGCGTCCGAGGAAATGGCCGCGCTGCGCGAGCAGGCCCGCCAGCTCGGTGCCAGCACCCAGTTCACCGCGGGGCAGGCGGCAGAAGCCCAGGGCTTCCTCGCCATGGCCGGCTTCAAGGCCGAATCCATCCAGGCGGCCATGCCCGGCATGCTGGATCTCGCCAAGGCGGGCGACAGTGGCCTGGCTGAAACGGCGGACATCGCCTCCAACATCCTCACCGGCTTCAACCTGCAGGCGAGCGAAACCGGGCGCCTGGGGGACGTCCTGGTCGGCACATTCACCCGCTCCAACACCAACCTGCAGATGCTCGGCGAAACGATGAAGTACGCCGCGCCCGTGGCCGCATCGGTAGGGCAGGACATCGAGACGGTCGCCGCCATGGCTGGCAAGCTGGGTGACGCCGGTATCCAGGGCAGCATGGGCGGTACCGCGCTGCGCGCCATTCTCAACCGCCTGAGCGCACCACCGAAGGCTGCAGCGGACGCCCTGAATACGCTCGGCATCAGCGCCGTGGACGCCCAGGGCAACCTGCGCGACATGCCCACCGTGCTGCAGGAGATCTACGAGAAAACCAAGAACATGGGCGACGCCGAGCGCGCCGGCCTGCTCAAGGGCATCGCTGGCGAAGAGGCGGTCGCAGGCCTGCAGGTCCTGGTCAAGCAGGCCGGCAGCGGTGCGCTGCAGGAGTTCGTCAGCACCCTCAAGAACACCGAGGGCGAGGCCAGCGCCACGGCCAAGACCATGGCCGACAACCTGCGCGGCGACCTCTCGGCCATGGGCAGCGCCTGGGAGGACCTCGGCATCCAGCTGCAGGAGCAGCAGAACGGCCCCATGCGCGAGATCACCCAGACCATCACCGGCATCATCGGCGGGGTGAAGGGCTGGATCGCCGAGAACCCCAAGCTGGCCGCCAACATCGTCAAAACCGCCGCGGGCATAGGCATTCTCATGGCTGGCATGGGCGGGCTCACCCTGGCGATCGCCAGCATGCTCGGGCCGTTCGCCATGCTGCGCTATGGCATGACACTGCTCGGCATCAAGGGCGGCGGCCTGGCCACCACACTGTTCAACCTGGGCAAAACCGCGCTGCCGCTGGTCGCCACCGGGCTGCGCCTGGTCGCCACCGCGGCCATGGCCAACCCCGTGGGTGCGCTGATCGGCGCGCTGGCCCTCGGCGCCACGTTGATCTACGCCAACTGGAGCCGCGTCGGCCCGTTCTTCCTTGGCCTCTGGGCTGAGATCAAGCAGGGCGTGGCCGGTGGGCTGGCCGGCATCGGCGCGCTGCTGCTGAACTTCAGCCCGCTGGGCTTTCTCTACCGCGCCTTCGCCGGCGTGATGAGCTGGTTCGGCGTCGAGCTGCCGAGCAAATTCAGCGAGTTCGGCGGCAACCTGGTGCAGGGGCTCATCAACGGCTTCACCAGCATGTTCCCCAACCTCAGTGCGGCGATCGGCGGCGCTGCCGAGAGCGTCATCGGCACCTTCAAGAACCTGCTCGGCATCCACTCGCCGTCGCGGGTGTTCGCAGAGCTCGGTGGCCACACCATGGACGGCCTCGCCGTCGGCCTCGAGCAGGGGCAGGGCAACCCCTTCGCGGCGATGGAAGGCGTGGGCCAGGGCCTGGCCGATGCCGGCGGCAGCGCGCTGGCCAGCGCCGGCAACCCGTTCGCCGCGCTCGCCGGCATGGAGTCGGGCGCCTCTACCGCGTTGGCCGCCGATGTACCGCTCGACTCGCGCCCACCGCTGGCGGCGCGCGCGCCGGCTGCCGCAGCAGGCGCAGGTGGCAACACCTACAACGTCAACATCACCGCCGCGCCCGGCATGGACCCTGCCGCGATCGCGCGCATGGTGCGCGCCGAGCTGGAGCGCATCGAGCGCGAGAAGGGCGCCCGTGCCCGCTCATCCCTATTCGACCAGGACTGATTACCAGGAGTAATGGCCCATGATGATGGCCCTCGGCATGTTCGTGTTCAGCCTGGAGACCCTGGCCTACCAGGAATTCCAGCGCCAGACGGAATGGCGGCACGGCTCCACCAACCGCATCGGCACCAACCCGGCGCGGCAGTACCTGGGGCGCGGTGATGACAGCATCACCCTGCCGGGCGTGCTGCTGCCCGCGCTGGCCGGCAGCCAGCTGAGCCTCGATGCCCTGCGCACCATGGCCGACACCGGCAAGGCCTGGCCGCTGGTGGAGGGCACCGGGAAAATCTACGGCACCTGGGTCATCGAGAGCCTGAGCGAGACGCGCACGCTGTTCTTCCGCGACGGCCAGGCGCGCCGCATTGAGTTCACCCTCTCGCTCAAACGCATCGACGATGGCCGGGTGGATCTGCTCGGCAGCGCCATCGCCGCCGGCGGCAACCTCCTGCGGAGGCTGCTGTGATCGAGGAACTGCTCACCCAGGGCAAGGGCCTGCTCGACCAGGCCAAGGGCTACGCCCAGCAGGCCGCGGACCAGTACCGCGACGCCACCGCCTACCCGCAGCCGATCTGCCGCGTGGTAGTCAACGGGCAGGACATCACCAGCGCCATCGAGCAGCGCCTCATCAGCATCGAGCTGACCGACAACCGCGGCATGGAGGCCGACCAGCTCAGCATCAGCCTCAGCGACCACGACGGCCTGCTGGCCATCCCCCCGCGCGGCGCCGTGGTGCGCCTCTGGCTCGGCTGGCACGACACCGGCCTGGTGGACAAGGGCAGCTACACCGTGGACGAGGTCGAGCACAGCGGCGCGCCGGACGTGCTCAACATCCGCGCCCGCAGCGCGGACCTGCGCGAGGGGCTCAAAGCCAAGAAGGAACGCAGCTGGAGCGGGCAGACGCTCGGCGCCATCGTGCAGACCGTGGCGGGTGCCTACGGGCTCAGCCCGGTGATCAGCGCCGCGCTGGCCGTCATACAGCTCGCTCAGGTCGACCAGGCCAATGAATCCGACGCCAACCTGCTCAGCCGCCTGGGCCAGCAGTTCGACGCCATCGCCAGCATCAAGGCCGGGCGCCTGCTGTTCATGCCGGCCGGCAAGAGCGTTACCGCCAGCGGCGCCGCGCTGCCGCACATCACGCTCACCCGTGCCGACGGCGACAACCACCGCTACCTGCAAGCCGACCGGGACAGCTACTCCGGCGTGCGCGCCTATTACTACGAGCTCAACAGCGCCGAGAAGAAGGAGGCCATCGCCGGCGGCGGCGACAACCTCAAGGACCTGCGCCACACCTACACCGACCAGGAGGCCGCCCTGCGCGCCGCCCGCGCCGAGTGGTCCCGCCTGCAGCGCGGCACCGCCACGCTCAGCTACACCCTGGCCAAGGGCCGCCCGGACCTGATCCCCGAACTCACCTACAGCCTGATCGGCGTGAAGGCCGACATCGACGCTGTGGTCTGGCTCGGCGCCAACGTGCGGCACTCATTCACGCCGGACAGCTACACCACCGCCCTGGAGCTGGAATCCAAGCTGCCGGACGCCGACGACATCGCCGACCTGGCCGAGGCCGGCAACTACACCGGCGTGCTCGCCTGGTACCGCGACGAGAAAACCGGCCAGCAGAAGAAACTCACCGAAGGCGACCAGGCCAGCCCCAAACGGCTGCTGCACCTGTACGCCGAAAAGAGCAGCGCCCAGCGCGCCGTGGAGCGGGAATGGAAACGGATGCAGCAAGCGAACGCCTGAGTGAACCCACGGCCGAGCCGGCGCCTTATCAGCGGCCGCTATCGACCTGGGAGCTGGTGGACGAGGAGTGGGAAGGGCGCGACGACGCGCCGATGTGCATGTGAAAAAGGCGCCGAGCGGCGCCTTTAGTGTTTCTGGCCGGTCTCGGCCAGCGCAGAGACGAAGCGCACCACATACGCGCGGTCTTCGGGGGAGCACTGGCGGTACCAGCGCAACAGCATCCGTTCCGTCTGGGTCAGCGCAACCACCTCCTGCTGCACTTCCGGGGCCAGCTGACGGACTTCCTTCTGACTCGACAACATGCGCGAACTCCATACGCAAACACTGTATGGCCATACAGTATATGAGGGATGGCGGTTTGCCAACGCGTCAACAATTCGCACAGGCCTATACCTCTGGAACCACGCCGTAGCCGCCGCACTCGGCGCAGTCGTCAACCAGGCTGAACACGCCAGCGCAGGTCGGGCATTCATCGAAGGGGGCCGCAGTGATCCAACCGCTGAGCAGGTAAGCACCTGGCTGCTCCTGCTCGGCCAGCACTTGGCGGAGATCCAAGAATACGCGGCACATAACGGGACAGGCCGGTACCGCTGGTTGTCTCGGGATCTGCCGCAGGTGAAGGCGGCTGCCATCATCACTGACGATTTCCAGCCCCTCCAGGCGCCCGAGCGGCGGCCCGTAGCGCCGGGCAACATAGGGCTGGCCCCCGTAGGGATGCGACCTGCTGCCTTGCTCTATCCTGTAGTGCACCACGCCCGAATAGCCTTCGGTTTCGCCCAGCAGCACAAGAACGCTGCGGCGTATATGGCCGATCAGCCCATGGCCAGGGCTGATCACTTCGTATTGGGCGGCGGGCTTGTAGTACCTGGTCATGGCGTGTCGGAATAAACTGTATGGACATACAGTAGATCGAAGGCGCCGCGAGGCGGTCAATCACCGTATGGCAGCCAGAGGAAACGACCATGTGCGGTGGAGTCGAGGCGCGCGACGCAGAGCGCAGTTACAAGATCTACTTCCCCAGCCCCAAGGCGGCGATCCCCGTCATGCTCGAGGGCGGCGAGTCGCTGGGCTGGGTCAAGTGGGGCCGCCGGCGCGAAGAGTCTGGCCAAGGCCCGCAAGGCGGCTGGGCGCGGCTGGAAACGGTGGAGCGGGGCGGCTGGGCCAAGTACCAACCGATCAAGGCCTACGGCCTGGTGCAGCGCTTTATGGAGAAAGACGCCGAGCGCAAATCACACTGGTTCGACGTAGAGCCGGGCTTCGCCCTGGACTGCCTGGTGCTGGGGGAGGGAGAGCAGCGGCGAGTGTATGTAATCACCAGCTCGCCGCCGGAGGAGTTTGCGTGGATACATGACCGGTGGCCATGCCAACTCAAGATCCTGTAGCAAGAATGCGCTTGATTGCTTCAGAGTTCCCTTTGTTGATATCGAATGCTTCCTCAAAAGTCTTCGCCACTGCCTGCGCTACGAGTTCTATTTCAAGATCTGACGCATGTTTAGTGTCGAGCAAGCGATCAACATCAATAGTTATCGAATATACGCGCCTGCTGTTCTTGCCGATATCAAACATCACGCACTCACTTTGCTTTATCAGCTTGCGTGGTTCTGACTCTGATAAATACTTGAATTGTATTGTAATGATCCGTTTCGATGATTGAGTATTCAGTTGGCTAGTGCGCCAGGCAATAGGCATGTCGGACGGGGAAAGCATAAATTGCAGGCGCACGCCATTACGCTGTTTGGTTTCAAGTTTATTGATATCCCCTTGGGCGACATCGAGCCACTTACTTTCGGTAGTAAGGTTCATTAAACTCTCTCCAATAACTGACCAATAAGGGCAACAGTCAGCGTGTAATTCTGAATCGATTCCTCAGTGACCCCAAGCGGGTCCCTGCTATCAAGCACAATCACGCCCCAGAGCTTGCCATGGCACTCTATAGGTATAGCTGCAATGGAGCGCGGTGGCTGCCTTCCCTCAGACAAATATTTGTCCATAAGTTTCACATCACATTTTGTTGCTGTGGCGTACTGTTTTTTGATGCGCTTTCCGGTAGCGGCTACGACCTCTGGAAGGTCGGGGAGGTGCGCGACCTGCCGTTGGGACCAAGCCATACCAGCGACTCCCTCTGTTCTTTCACTATTGTTACTGTCTACGTAAAAAATGGCGCCGGTTTTCTGCGCGAGGTGCCCTGAACGGAGGTAAGGAACAAGATACTCAGAAAAAGGCTTCCTATCGCCCCACGGCTTGAGCGGGCTGGTAGCGGTCCAATGCCGTTTCAATAGGCAAGACTTATGGTGCTTGAAAAGTGTTACTCGATTGTGATCTCTAGGCGCCCTAGACGCGCTAAAGACTTTGTCTTGGTAGCCATCAAGAATGAACTGAATTTTTTCGATTACCCAAGGATCGCCCCAACGTTTTACCACTAAACAAATCACAACAATAATCGCGAGAAGTATATATAGATAGATTGCGTAGGATTGAAGTTTTTCAATTATCGCCCATATTAGGGTGCGCCCTGCCAACCACTCTTCATCCTTCTCGACGCCTATAAGCCAAGTCAGTGCAGAAGCGGTCGAACCTGCAAATAGGTATATCCACTCGGCGCTGCGATATATGAACTTTCTTTTCGAGCCTAGTTTTATAATCATTCAGTCGACTGCTTTATCTTTTTACTTATTCGCAGAACTTTAGCCCGGCTTCAACCACGGCTCCAACACTGACTTTCGTACCAGGAATGCTCTCGCTCTCGGCCCAAACTTGCCCCAGTGGCTCAAGTCCGAGCTGCCGAGCCTTGCCGTTCGCAGCACCGTTCACTGCATACATCCGCCCGGTTTCCGGATCGGTCACCACCACGGCATTGCCGGGTAGGCACTGCAGGTGCATTTCCTCGGTGGTGAAAGGCCAGTCGGCGCCGAACTCTTCGGCACTGATCAGCTTGGGCGGGGCGGCGAGGGCGAGGGGGCTGGCCAGCAGCAGGCCGAGCAGGATCTTGCGCATGGATACGTCCTTGTGTGGGTGGCGTCAGTGGTTGCGAATGCCGGTGATGATGTAGAACACATCAACTTCGCTGTTTGCGGCCAACGCTTGCAGGTAGTCGATCGGCATCACCGAGGTGCCGTTCTCGAATCGCTTCTGCATGTAGTCGGTCTGACCGGCCAGGTGGGCCAGCTCGTGGACCTGTAGGCCGAGGCGCTTGCGCTCCTCGAGGAGGCGGGCGCCGAAGTCGCGGGGGCGATCATCGAGGTCAATGGTTGAGGGCTTCATAACGTCTCCTTGTCTACGGGCAGATGCTTTCGCAGGGAATGCCATCGTTATCCCGATCCAGGCGGCCATTGCCGCACTGCTCCAGGTGGTAGCGCGCCTCGGCGCAGCTGCTCATTTGGCCGCAGGTTTTTCGGGGCGAGCAACTGAACTGGCCGGATGTAGCGGCTACCAAGACGGGCTTGCCGGCGTAAGGCTGGGTAATCTGGCTTTTTGTTCCTTTGCGCCAGTCCCACGGAGCGACGCGCTCGGATTCAGGCAGCGCCCAAAGGCCGCGCCGCGCGGCGCGGGCTTCGGCTTCAACCTGCAGCAGACTCTTGTCCTGGTTATAGGCGCGATACACCCAGGCCGCCCCGGCTTCGACCAGTGCCCGGTTTACGTCGACGCCTTTCACCGAGATTCGCGCGATCGAGCGGCCATAGCGGTCGGTGCTTTGGATATTGGCCACCACCTGTTTGCGGAACGTGAGATTAGCCAAGGCTTGTTTGGCCTTTTGGCCGTAGGGCTGGCGGCTTTCCGGCGTGTCGATCTCCGCCAGTCGAATCTTGATCTGCCGTTTGGCGGGAGTGAGGAGGGTGAGCGTATCGCCGTCAGCGATAGCAACAACCTCACCAGTGATGATTTCGGCCCAGGTTGGCGAGGCGATACAGAGGGCTAGGAATAGGCCGGTTAACAGCTTCGTGACGCTCATAGACGCTCCATGTCTTCGCTCACTCAGCAGTGAGTGAGTTAGGCGGTCATTTTTTTTCTTCGTACCGTGCTACTGATTCAGCGAGCGCAGTGGTCAGTCGACGAACCGCGGCCCGATCGGATTCCGGCATAGAGCGAAAGTGGTTCAGCAGCTCAGATTCGTCAGCCGACAGGTCAGCTGAACTAGGCGCCACCCGCTGGCCGGTAAGCACATAGAGCACATCCACGCCCGCGGCGGCCACCTTAGCCAGATACGGCGCGTCGGGGCTTCGCTCACCTTTCTCGTAATTGAACTGAGTGGTCTTGGAAACCTCGGCCACGTTTGCCAGTTCGCCTTGGTTCAGGCCGAGCCGAATCCTTTCTTCGCGCAGGCGATCCCCGAAATTCAACAAATGCACCATTCCTGCGTTGACAGACCAACGAACGTTGAATAATCTTGCGCCATGTTTAACGTTTTTGAACGGATTTGAATCATGCCAGCCACACGCACCCCCAAACAAGCGAAGGAATGGCTCGCCAAGCAGGGCAAGACCGTCCAGGAATTTGCCCGCGAGCACGGCCTCGACCCGTTCACCTGCTACCAGGTGCTTTCCGGCAAGAAGAAGGGCACCCGCGGCGAGTCGCATCGCGCCGCCGTGCTGCTGGGCATCAAGGAAGGCGTGGCGGATGTGCCCGATCAGTACGGGCGCCGCGCCAGCGATATCGGCGCTGTGATTTCACAGTAATCGCACCTGGCCCAGCGAGAAACCAGAACATGAAGCGCCCGATCCTAGAAACCCGCCGCCAGATGATGAGTGCCGTGGTGTGCGCCTACCCGGGCGGCCGCGAATGCGCCGCAGCGCGCCTGGGCATGGACGTCAAGAAGTTCGACAACCACCTCTACGAGAACGCCGGCAGCAAGCCGCTCTCGGACGAGCAGATCCACCTGCTCGAGCAGCAGGCCGGCACACGCTTCTTTCCAGAGTATGTCGCTGCAATGTACGGCGGCGTGTTCGTACCGGATGCCACCCCGGGCGACCTGGACAACCTGGCGCTCTACGAACGCTCGATGCGCACCGCCGTGCTGCGCGGCGCGGTGGACCAGATACTCAGCGAGGCGCTGGAAAACGGCTACATCGACGAGGACGAACGCAAGGTCATCCTCGCCGCGCATCACCGCCACATGGCCGCCCGCCATGAGGAAATCAACGCAGTCATCGTGCTGCACAGCCAGCAGCCGTAAGCACGGCACGGAATTGGGGAGGGGAACCCGTGAGCGTAGCCAACAACGGCGGATACAAGTGCCTATGCCCGGCCTGCGGCGAGCGCATGCGCATCCGCAACAGCGAGGCGCAAACGCCGACGTACAAGACCATGTACGCGCAGTGCATGAACATGGCCTGCGGCGCTACCTACTCCGGCTCGCTGAGCTGGGATTACGCACTCAGCCCATCCGGGCTCGACAAGCCGCGCGTGGAGCTACCCGTTGCACCCTCGGTGCTGCGCATGCAGGCCCTGCGCGACAGCAAACCGAAAACAGACCAGCTCGACATGCTCGACCACATGGAACCGGAGGTAGCCACCGCATGAACGTCACGACCCTACACGACGCCCAGGAGTACCGGGCCAGCATGCAGCGCGCCGCGCTGACCTTTTTGCAGCGCCACCAGGGCGAGCACCTGACCGACGATGGCCACCTGTTCGAGCGCGCCGTCGGCTACCTGGTCAACGCGCTCGATGTGCCGGCGTTCATGGCCGACCGCCTGGTGCACCTGGCCATGAGCGAGCTGGAGTGCCTCAAGCGCCCGGTGATCGGCATCGACTACGGCACCCAGGACGAGACCCGCGTAGCCCTGGTGAATTTTTTTTCGGGCGAAGCGGTATTAATCCCCCTGCGCCACTTGCCGGCGCGCCTGCAGCCGCCCGCGGTTCTGCCGGCTGCAGCAGCCGCTCACTGATCACACCCTGAATTGACCCAAGCCCATGCCCGCCTGTGAGCGGGTAGGGGGAAGTTGCGCCCTGACGGTGGCCCCATGAGTACAGACGTTTCCATCCAAATCCAGCTGAACAGCGCTCAGGCCGAGGCCTATCTGCGCTGGCTGACCAGCCAGTACGAGCAGCTGATGGCTGCCTGCTGGTACGACGACCGCTACCGCTACACGCCGACCGGCTTCCGCGCGCCGAAGATCCTGGCGGACCACCCGCACATCGCCGGCATCAACCGCACCGCACGCGAGCTGGTCAAGCAGCTCAGGCAGCAGGGGGTGCGCGCATGAGCACCCATCCGATGCCGGCCTGTGAGGCGCTGGCGGCCGATCCGGCGCGGTACATGTTCAAGCAGCAACTGGCCGATCTGGTCGAGGCGCGCGCCTACGACGAGAAATTTCGCATGGTCTGCCGCCTGGGAGGCTATCTCAGCGCTTTGCTGGAGAGCGACGTGATCACCTGCGACGAACACAAGGCGCTGCGAGAAGAAATGCACGAGTTCGTCTGGGGGCCGGCCCAATGAAAGAAATGGACCGCCAGATCCGCGATGAAGTGCTGCGCCGTTTCGAGGGCGACTTCGGCCTCAAGCTCCGCGCCGGTACCAAGTACCTGCGCGGCGGCACCTGCCCGAGCTGCGGCAAGAAGGAGCTCTATGCCCGCTACGACCAGCCCTGGTTCATCAAATGCGGCCGCGAGAGCAAGTGCGGCGAGCAGTGGCACGTGAAAGAGCTGTTCGACGACCTGTTCGATGACTGGAGCAAGCGCGCACCGAGCACCGAGCAGGCGCCGGCCGCCAGCGCCGATGCCTACCTGCAGTTCGCCCGTGGCTTCGACCTGGGCTTGATCCGTGGCTGGTACAGCCAGGAGAACTACTGGAGCCGCGAACTCGCCCAGGGCAGCGCCACGGTGCGCTTCACCTTGGAGAAAGGCGGCTACTGGGAACGGCTGATCGACCGCCCGCATCGCTTCGGCAAGCAGAAGGCACGCTTCGCCCCCGGCCAGAGCATGAAAGGCTACTGGTGGTGCCCGCCGACCGTGGACCTGCTCGAGGTCGATGAGCTGTGGATTGTCGAGGGCATCTTCGACGCCATCGCGCTGCTGCATCACGAACTCGACGCCGTGTCGGCCATGAGCAGCAACGCCTTCCCGGCCGAGTCGCTCAAGGCGCTGGTCAAGGCTCGCGCCGAGGCCGGGCGCAAGCTGCCGCGCCTGGTCTGGGCACTGGACAACGAGCCGGGCGCGCATCGCTACACCCGCCGCTGGGCGAAGATGGCCCGTGAGCTGGGCTTTACCTGCGAGGCCGCGCAGATCCCGCAGCGCGACCGCAAAGTGGACTGGAACGACCTGCACCAGCGCTGGGCCTTCATCGAGGGCGACGACAAGCGCGCGGAGCAGATCGAGCGCGACCTCAAGGAGGCCCGCTACCACGGCAGCCTGCTGCTGGCCGAAAGCGCGGCGGAGAAGGGCGCGCTGATGTACGAGTGGCGTGAGCGCCACGAATTCCACTTCGCGTTCGAGAACCGCCTCTACTGGTTCAAGATGGACCTGGAGAAGTTCAACAAGGCCATGCAGGCGCTCGAAGGCAGCGAGCACCACGACGACCAGCTGCTCAATGATCGGCAGATGACTGAAAAGGCGCTGCAGCAGTGCGGCGCGGTGGTGGAAATCGCCAACTGCTATCCGCAGGCGCTGTACTTCCAGCGCAACGAGGTGACGGACGAGAGCTGGTACTACTTCCGGGTGGACTTCCCCCACGATGAGCCGACGGTGCGCAACACCTTCACCGGCGGCCAGGTAGCGGCCGCTAGCGAGTTCAAGAAGCGCCTACTCGGCATGGCCGCGGGCGCGGTGTTCACCGGTACCGGCGCGCAGCTCGATCGCATCATGCGCGACCAGCTCTACGGCCTGAAAACCGTCAAGACGATTGATTACATCGGCTACAGCAAGGAGCACAGCTGCTACGTGTTCGGCGACCTGGCCGTGCGCGGGGGCGTGCTCGAGCAGGCCAACAAGGAGGATTACTTCGAGTTCAAGCAGCTGCGCTTGAAGACGCTGCAGAAGTCGATCCGCCTGGAGATCGCCCGTACCGACGAGGGCTACCGCGCCGAGTGGCTCGACTGGCTGTGGACCTGTTTCGGCACCCAGGGCATCGTCGCGCTGGCGTTCTGGTTCGGCTCGCTGTTCGCCGAGCAGATCCGCGACGAGTACCAGAGCTTTCCCTTCCTGGAAGTGACGGGCGAGGCCGGCGCGGGCAAGTCGACGCTGCTGATGTTCCTCTGGAAGCTGTTCGGCCGCCCGGACGAAGAGGGTAAGGACCCCTCGAAAATGTCCAAGGCGGGCCTGCGCCGGTGGATGGGGCAGGTATCCGGCATGCCGCTGGTACTGCTCGAGGCCGACCGCAGCGACAACGACCGCGGCGCCGCCAAGGCCTACGACTGGGACGAGCTCAAGCCGCTGTTCAACGGCGGCACCCTGGGCGTGACCGGCGTGAAGACCGCCGGCAACGAGACCTACGAGCCACCGTTCCGCGGCACCATCGTCATCAGCCAGAACGCCACGGTAATGGCCAGCGAGGCGATCCTCACCCGGATCGTCAAGCTGCACTTCGTGCGCCCCGAGGTCACCGCCGCCAGCCGCGCGGCGGCGGACAACCTCAACCACCTGAGCGCGATGGACGTGTCGCACTTTCTGCTGATGGCCGCCCGCGCCGAGGGCAAGGTGCTGGAGACCTTCCGCGCCCAGGTGAAGGTACACGAGCAGGCGCTGCGCGAGCTGAAAGAGATTCGCATCGAGCGAATCATCAAGAACCACGCCCAGCTGCTCGCCCTGGTCGACTGCCTGCGGCTGATCATCCCGCTCACCGATCGGCAGCACGCCGGCGCGCAGCGCGAGCTGGTGGCCATGGCGCTGGCTCGCCAGACCGCCGTCAACGCCGACCCGGCCGAGGTGGCCGAGTTCTGGGAGGTGTTCGACTACCTGCAGGGCCTGAGCGAGGACCCGGTGGTCGACCACTCGAAGAAGCCGGACGTGATCGCCATCAACCTCAACGAGTTCGCCGAGCGCGCCACCGAGCACAAGCAGAAGCTCGCCGACGTGGCGACCCTGCGCACCCTGCTACCCAACAGCCGTTCCCGCAAATACCTAACCCACAACAAGGGAGTGGACAGCGCCGTGCGCGCGGCCTTCAACCGCCGCAACAACACCCTGACCCAGCGCGGCACCACGGTGAAGTGCTGGATCTTCCAGAACCCCGACCAGACCGGGCGCGGCAACGCCTGATTGGTCGAGCAACACCCCAACCCAAGGAGAAGCACCATGCAAAAGCCTTTCACCATCACCAATGCCATGCGCAACAAGGTCGCCGACCAGCTGACCGTTAAGGCGGTCGCCCAGCATGGCCCGCGCATCGCCGCAGACCTGGCCGCGCTCAATCAGCAGTTCTGGGCGAAGCACGTCGCCGCCGTTGAGGCGCTACCGGGGCTGAGCAAGAAGCACTGGGCCGACCTGATTCAGGCAGGAGCGGTCACCGCGACCGCAAGCTGCGAGCCGACCTATATGCAACCGCGCAAGGACAACGACCCGAGCGAGCAACAGCTGGTGGCCGTTTACAAGCACTACAAGGAAGACGCTCGTAACGCGCTGGTCGCCCAGGTGCTGGGGTCGACAGCCTTCGAGGGCGTTAGCCGGTACCTAGAGCGCCAGCAATATGACCGCCACTGGGTCATCGGCTTGAAGAGCCCGACCGGCGCGGTACCGCGGCTGAATAACATGCGACTGATCACCGACCCGGCGCTGGAATCGCTCGCACTGCTGATCTGCTCCGAGCTGGCCGGCGTGATCGACGCTGCCGTCGCGTTCCGCGCCCAGGCGATGGACGTGCTACTGGCCTGCCGCACATCCCGCCAGGTCGAGGACCTGTTCCCCGAGGCGGCCAAGCTGCTGCCGCAGCCGGCGAAGAACGAGAAGGCGCTGGCACCGACCGAGCTGGCAGCCAACGTGCGCAACATGCTCAACCAGGGCGTCCCGCCCGTGGTGGCGCAGGCGTGAGGGGGTCAGCCATGAACCACTACGACGATGACGAACCCAGCCTCAGCCTGCGTGCCCGGCTGGTGATGGGCGGCTGGATCGGCACCGGCCTGGCCGGCCTGCTGGCCGCAGCCAACCACCTGCCGGACCTGTTCCTGCTGATCGCACGCTGAAAACAAGAAGGCCCCGGTGAGCGGCAACTCACCAGGGCCTGACCAACCCAAGGAGAAGCACCATGCAAGCACATCACACCCAGGGAGGCGGGGCACAGCATAACCCAGCTTGCCGCCCGCACCTGATCACCATCGCCGACGTCCCGGAGAAGCTCTGCCGCAAGTGCGGCGACACCTGGCCGGCCGACGGCGAGTTCTTCTACCGCCAGGCCGCCAAGCCGGATGGGCTGAGCGACATCTGCAAGGCCTGTTACGTCGAGCTGCCCAGCGTCATCGCTCGCAACCGCTACAAGGCCGGGCGCATCAGCTCGGATTGGGAGCGGCTGTTCCAGGAGGAGGTGCGCCATGCGTGAGCGGCCGATTCTGTTCAACGGCGCGATGGTTCGCGCCATCCTGGATGGTCGCAAGACGGTGACGCGGCGCATTTGCAAGCCGCAACCTAGCGAGCTCGCGCACACTACATCCGCAGATGGCAACCCAATGGGTTCGTGGTGGGAGACAGGCAAGGACATCAATCGCTGCCCATACGGTAAGCCTGGGGATCGGCTATGGGTGCGTGAGTCATGGGCCGCCGATGCGCAGGTCGATTCGGTACCGCCTGGCGAGCTGAGTCAGGGCGAGCCCATTTGTTACCTGGCAGATTGCGATGTGCGTTCGACGGGCTGCGCAATGGTCACTCTTGGCAAAGGGCGCCCGTCGATCCATATGCCACGCTGGGCCTCGCGCATCCTGCTCGAAATCACCGACGTGCGCGTCGAGCGGTTGCAGGCCATCACCTACGAGCAGGCTGCAGCAGAGGGCATCCATCGTCATAACCGCATGTGGTCGGCGACCGACGAGGGCGGCTTCTGCCATAAGTACCCCGAGCCCGCATTCCGCGACCTATGGGAAATAACCGGCGGCGACTGGAGCGCCAACCCTTGGGTCTGGGTGGTCGAGTTCAAGCGCGTGGAGGTGGCCAGTGTCCAGTGAGCCTCGCATCCGCCCAACCATGGCCAGCCACCGGCTGGACCTGCCCAGCATCTGCGACATCTGCGGCGAGGCCCGCGCCACGCGCCGCCACCAGACCTGCAGCCGCATCCGCCAGAAGCGCAAAGCCGCCGAGTTGGCCAGCTACATGGCCAACCTCGCCGCCAAAAAAGCCCAGGGAGGCCGCCGCTATGCCCGTTGAGATCCGCACCCGCTTCACCACCGGCACCTACGTGGCCACCGTGCGCGGCGACAAGCGCACCGCCAGCAACACCATGGGCGCCCGCTGGGCCGCCGAAGCCTTGGCCCGCAAGCTGGGCCTGGACCCTGCTGGCCTGCACGAGACGCAGCGGGATCTGATGCGGGGTGGAGTGGAGTTGTTCGTGCATTCGGGGGAGGTGAGCCATGTCTAGCCCTGCTCGATTGCAGTGTGATCTGTTCTCGCCAGCGAACCTGGCTTCGTCTGTAGCCATTCCGACGGCCCCTCAGCTGACCGCCCATCAGTGGCCATACCCCGGCTTGAGCGGGGAAGACTGCGCGCGCTCTGCGCTGGCCCGGTCCGCACTGTTCACTGAGGTGATCGCCCTGACGATCAAGCGCTCTGGCGCTGCGCTGATCACCGATGCGGAGGCGGAAGAACTCTTGCCGGCGGACTGGAAGGCCCTGCTCGGCCGCTGGGTGCATGCTTCGCTGTCGCAGTGGCAGGCCGAGCTTCATGACATCCGCGTCGAGTACGTGAGCCACGGCGCCGAAGGCGGACACCATTGGCAATACCGCGTTGAACAAGGAGGTGCCGCATGACCCTGCTCCGCTACCTCTCCAATCCGAAGGGCATCACCGTCGCCGAGCTGGCCGCGCGCACGGGCGCGTCGGTCGTCCAGGTGCGCGCCGAGCTGGTCGCCCTGGAGGCGGCCGGCGAGGCGGTGCGCGAGCGC